TGCGGCGTGGTGTCCCCGCCAGATTGAGCCGCTGCGTTGCCGCCGGGGGCGTAGTGGAAGCCACCGACCTTTCGGGCATTCGCAACTGGCGGACTGGTATGGTTGCTAGTTGCTTCAAGGCCACCGTCAGGCTTGGCCCAGATGGCATAGTCCGTCCCGGCAGACAGGCTGGGCATGGTGATTGACGTGCCTGATGCAAACGTCACGATTGTATCGTTCACCTCAACAAAAAGGTCTGTCTGTGTTTCGGCAGTATCGTTCCCGGTCTTGGTCCATGCCACTTCGGTTGCGTCGTCCTTATGGAACAGACGAGTCTCAAGCCCGCGAACAAACTTGCCGCTGCTCAACAGGCTGTCAACGCTGTCCCAGTTGGCGTTCAGTTTGTCGCCCCACGAATCTTCTGAAGCGCCAACTTCAGGCTTGGTGAAGCTGTAATTTGTCGTCGTTGTGTCAGCCATTTAAGCCACCTGCTGCCATGTTGTGGACGCGTCGCTCTGCGCCGCCCAGTCCGTCGTTGCTATTGACTGGTCCGACCAGGTTGTCTGAATGTCAGACTGGTCAGACCACTTGATTTTGCCTGTTGCCGTGGATGTTAACACAAAGTCCACCGACACAAAAGCAAGCCGCACTCGGTTAAACTGCACCGAAAGCGCGGCTGAAATTGCGGTTGCGCAAGACGCATTAACAGTAAACGCGCCTTTAGCAGTAGTAGCCGCACTAGCCTCGCAGACCGCGCTGCCCTGAAAGACCTGCTGCCCAGACGCCGCAACCGATGCACTTGCGCTGGACGTTGCACCGCTCTGGAAGATTTGCTGCCCGGACGCCGTGGATGATGCAGCAGCCGAAGCCGTTGCGTCTCCAAGGTAAATAACCTGCCCAGACGCCGTAGATGTGACGCTTGCAGAACCAGCGGCAGCAGCGCGCAAAACAAAGCCCGCCGACGCCGCGCCTGCAACGGCAATGTCTACCTGCGCCGAAGCGCCGTCTCGGCTGTAGACCCGCTTGCCGTAAAGTTCTAGGCCATATCCAGCGCGGTACGTCATCAGTCTAGCGTGATGTCCAGATCACCAGCGGGGATGCGGAACACGTCGTCGGTGCTGATTGTCTTGGACTCAGTTAGCGCAGCGTAAGCGATGATGTTGCCGCCCGTAAGCGCGTCGTGGATGGCAACGTGCGTGATGGTGCCCCAGCTTGCCGTGGCAACCGGCCATTCAACGGCAGCCGTCGTGGTCGCCGTATCGCCAGTCACGCTAAACGTCGCAGCCTCACGGACGTAAGAGCCACCGGACACCTCAGTGCCGGTGCCTGCGTCGGTGGGATCGGACGTAAACAGGCCGACATACCAAGCAGTCGGGCGCGTGACGGATGTGCCGGTAAACAGCCATTCCAGCACTTCGGTTTCGTAGGTGTTGCTCAGGCTCATGTCAGTAACTCCTTATCAGCATCCGCAGGCCGCTTCCGCTGTGCCTTGCTTTTTCACTTTCTGCATTCGCCGTGTCGAGGGCGCTTTGATACAACGCCGCCCAAGTTTGCGTCCGTTGATCATCGTCCAGATAAGGCGCGGTGTGGACCAGCGCGCCATATAGGTAAATGTCTGGGTATTTGCTCAGCAGCCAATTGCTGGCGTTGCTGTCGCTCAGCGCAGGCACATTGGCGTAATAAACCAACTCACTGGTGTAACTGTCGTCTGGCGTAGGGAAAAACTCAATTTCGCCAGCCGTAATTGCGTAAAAGCGCGGGCGGCCTTGCGTGTTGCCGCGCTGCTCTCGCATCTGCGCCATGTCGTTCTGGCTGATAAGCTCCAGATCGCTCGGCGGGTTGTCTGTGATGTGCAGCCGCACCGTTTCCAGCCAATCGCCGGGTGGTGTGCTGTATCGCGTGTCAGCGGCTGCTGTGGATCGCTTCACCATGTTGAAGTGCCGCAGTTCTCGGTTGATCCGCGCCTCTGCCAAACTGATAAACGTCGGCACGACAGCCGCAAGATCGTCGCGATTGAGAAAATCGCTGATCGTCGTTTGCAGTTCTGCGTAGGTCGTGATTGCCATTTATCCACGCGCCTTTTTCATGCACTTGCCAGCCGCTGTGCATTTGCGCGGCGTCGGGCAGCCCAGGCAAGGTGTGAATTTATTTTTAGTCGGCTTTTTCATTTCTTGCGCCCTTTTCCCTTTTTCTTGTAAGCCATTATAGCAGACCTTTCCTTAGTCCAGAAGTCCCGCGGGGCGCGCCTGCGGTCGCGTCAATTGGCGCGTGTCAATTTTGTCAGGCATGGGCCGCCCATTTGATGCCATGTATTTCTCACGCACCTTTTTGGCATACTCTTGAGCCTCCGGGTCAGCGAAATCCTGTATTCCTCCACCTGACGCCAAAACCGAGTCCATTGCATTAGGCCCGGCGTTATAAGCGGTCAAAGCTAAGTCAATGTTCCCATCGTATTGGCGCATTAGGTCGCGCAAGTACGGATCGCCAAGCGCGTAGTTGATTTCAGGGTCAAACAGCAATCCACGGGCGGCAGCAATAGTTTCCTCTTGAACGTCAAAACCACGCTCGCGCGCTGCATCAAAAACAGACGGCGCACTACTGCCATGCAGGTTGTGAGCGAACTGCGGCATGATTTGCATAAGCCCGACAGCGCCAGCATCTGAAACAGCCATCGGGTCGCCTTCGCTTTCCTGCTGAATCAGCGCATCAATCAAATCTTGGAATTTGAATTTGTCAGCCATCAGTAACCCATCATGTGCTGCTCATACGCCTGACGCAGAGCCTGCGGCGAGGCGCTCATGGCACTAGGGCCAAGACCCGCGACGAACTGCTCAAACGTCAGGTTGGGCATATAAGCATTCGCCGGGTTCATGCCGCTCGTGCTGTATTGCTGCGGCGCAACGTAAGCATTTGCAGGCGTCATGCCGCTTGCCATGTCAGGACGCGCTTGCGGGCGTGTTGGCATCGGCATCGGCTGCACCGGCTCCATGGCCATCGGGCGCATCTGAGGCCGCGTTTCAGCCATGGCGCGCTGCTGCTCGCGATACCCGGCTGGCTGGAACAAAGCGTTGCCAATATCAGACAGCAAGCCACCGCCCTTAAATTCGCTGCCGGAAGCGCCCATGCCGCCGCCGTCGATCATGTCCATAAAGTTCAAAAAGCCGTCTGCCACTTTAGTTCTCCGCTTTGCTGTGGTATTTCTATCACACTTTTCGAGGTTACGCTAGGCGATACCCTTTAATCCGCGTTTGACCGGCTTGCCCCAGTCACTGGACGTTTCGCTGTGGCCTGTCGCGAGGTAGCGCAGCGCATCTGCGCCGTGACTGGTCCAATCGTGCAGCGGGCGACCGCGCCACGTTTTCAGTTTATCATCGAATTCACGCCGATACTGACGCAACGCTTCAATGCCTCGCTCGCAGTTTTCTTTGTCAATGTAAGTCCGGCCCAGCATTGAACGAACGGCTTGTATGCCATCTTCGACCGGCAGCTTTGGCGCGATCCGCACGTCAGTGATGCCAAGGTTGTGCAGCGTTTCGATCCGGCTTTTACCGCTGCCCAGTTCTTTGACCTGCGCGTCGTGCGGCAGGACGTGCTGCGTGTAGTGGTAGCCCTTGTCAAACAAAACCTTGGCGTAATGGTCAAGTCCCACGCCGTTGCACTCGTAGTAGTCGATCAGGCGCACCTCGCGGCCTGCGTATTGCGCAAACCAGATCGCCGTGCTGTCGCCAATGCCCAAGTCCCATGCCGTCACGACGCTCAGGCTGCGGTCATATGGCACCGCGCAAACCCGCCCGGCCTCGGTCGCTTCTTTCATCTCGGCTGCGTAGTATGCGCCTTGGATCGCGGCTTCGAAGCTGCACTCAAATTCCTGCTCGTAGCGGTCCTCGCCCATTGTGCGCTTGGCTTCTGCAAGTTCGTCGGGGTCAAGGATGCCTGTCTCGCTGGCTTTATACATCCCGCAATACCAGTCCGGCGCGGTCTTGGCGTAGTTGTATATTTCCCAAAAGTCGTTCTTGCCCTTCGGCGTGCCAATGAATGTGGCCCTGCCTTTGCGGTCTGCCAATGCCGGGCGGATGACTGTGGGCCAGGCGCTGGCCGGAAAGTCGGCAGGCTCGTCCAGCACAACGGCGTCAAAGTATAGGCCGCGCATTGCGTCATAATTGTCAGCCCCGAAAAGCCGGATGCGCGCGCCGTTTGGGAAGTCGATCCGCAGTTCCGATGCGTTGACTTCAATGCCGGGGATCGGCGCGGTAAATTCTTTCAGGTAATCCCATGCGATTGCCTTGGCTTGCCGGTAGTATGGCGCGATGTAGGCAACCCGCACGTTGTCGCGTTGGATCGTTAGCGCGTCCCGGATCAGGTCGTTTAGGCTGGCCACCGTTTTGCCGAAGCGCCGATGCGCCACTAGGCAGGCGAACCGTTCCTTCCGGTCGTGGAATACCTCAGCCTGCGGGCGAGGTTTGTATGGGATGGTTACTTTTGCCATGTGACAGTGAGGTCGCTGTCATCTTTGCCGACATGCTCGTTGACCTGCTTGTCGCGCCATTCGTGCGGGATGCGGTTCTTTAGGCCAAAGATTGCAGCAGTCGCGTTGCCCTCGCCCGTCAAGGTTGTGTTGCGTAGGGCGTTTTCCCACCACAAGGCGCTTGCGGCCTCGCCCTCTTTTATGGCGTCAAAGAATTCTGGGTGCGCATCCATCCAATTGTATATTGTTTGGCGAGAAACTCCGAGATGACCAGCGAATGCAGTTATGCTGTAGCCTTGCGACATAAACGGCAAGACTTGTTCGCAAAACTTTTTTTTGTATCCGCTGATCCTACCCGCTGGCATCACTGCATCCCTTCTTTATCAATCGCCTGCGATTCAAGTATTGCAGAAACGGCGCACAGCATAGACGCCACAATGTCATCGACATCTTCGCCTTCGTCAACGCAGGCTTCCACAAAGTCCATTACCAGATCAATGCTTTCGGTCTGGATATTGTCGTCAATGTGGGTCACAACTGACATGCGGCCTCCTTGGCTGTCACTTGACAAGATAAGCAAAAAAAGCGCCCAGCGCAATGTGCCAGTCTCGCAGCACCTTTCGGGGGGGAGAGGGCGGTCGCTCGCCCAACTGCTACCTGGCTGACGGGGTTTGGGCGCAATTCCAATCACATGCGACTGCCCGGCACTCCCGCCTTGCCGCCTGTCTTAGCCCGACAGGTCAGGGCGTCTGGTAGGCCTTCGCCGCCTCGGATGCGCGATACAAGCCATTCCGCATGATGACCTGCCCCTCGTCGTCCAGCTGGTGAAGCGCCGCTTGCACCACGTCTCGGTGCGCATTGACGGCCTCGGCAATCTCGGTCGTGGTGAGGGCATTGGCTTGGCGCAGTTCGGCTAGGATGCTTTGGTGTAGGGTGGTCATCATTGCCCCCTAGCGTCGTAGAACGTGGCCGGTGCGCCTTGATGGTCTTGCGCTTTGCGAACAGCTCCTGCTGCTTGCGCGTTGCGAGAGTGTCCTTTGAGCGTTTGGTAGTTGATGCCTAAAAGCACCTCAAGCTGAACCATCGTCTTGCCCTCCGTGCCGCAGGCGTTGGCGAATTGCTCGATGCATTCTTCCATGGACGGGCCGGTGTAGTGATTCCGCTGCACTTGCCCGAAAGAGATTTGCTGCATGGCGTCATTCTCGGCGCGGGCGGCTTGGGCCATGGCTTTAGCGAGGGCCTCCTCGGTAAGCGGTGCCTGGCGCTTCTTGGGCGGCTCTGGTGGCCGCTTGGGCCGTGCGTTGAAGCGGGCCGTTGCGAGGTAGGTGTATGCCATGTGGTGGTCTCCTGTGGTGGTTGTTCATCGGAAGGTTGGCACAAGACGCGACCCGGTGCAACACCTTTTCGCCACCTGCATTTTACCAATTTTTTCTTGCCCCCAACGCCCACCCCCAAGACACACCCTAGAGACACACCCCCTAGAGACTCTCTATAATAAATGGAAGAAATGGGGGGGGGTATATATAGAGGCTGTGTGTGTTGGCTCTGTGCGGGCTGTTTACTTTGTTTGGCCGTGAGTAAATTTTGGGGAGGTTGTGCAACCGCCGCCTTGACCACCGGGACGCCCCGAATACAATAAACCCTTCTTGGCCGCTGGGCGCTTGAACTAAAGTCAGGCCGTGTGTAGGGTGTTGCGGGCGGGGAGCGACCACCACAGCGCTCGACCCGCCCAAGCCACTGAGAGAGGAGACAGCCAGTGACTGACGACACATTAGCAACACTTGACGCCGTGGACAAGTATCACGCCCTTGGCTGGGCGCTCGTGGGCATACCGGCAGGTTCCAAAGCCCCGTCAACGTTCTCGTGGCAGACCAAAGCGGCGGAGCGATCATACTGGGAAGCCAATCCCAGCCATAACGTCGGGCTGCTTCACGCCTTGAGCGGGACGGTGGCGCTTGACATTGACGACATGGAAAACACGCGCACCATCTTCGAGGCGCTGAATATGGACCTTGACGCCATGCTTGCGAGTGCTCCGCGCATCGTGGGCAGGCCGGATCGCGGTAAGGTTCTGTTCGCCGCCCCTGACGGGCCGCCACTGACGACGCGAAAGATTAGCTGGCCGGTGCCTGATGATCCGCGCAAGACGGAGGTTGTGTTTGAGTTGCGCGCCGGATCGGTGCAGGACGTTTTGCCGCCCAGCATCCACCCGGACACGGGGCAGGCCTACACATGGGCGGGGCCTGATATATCTGAGGGCATCCCGCCGCTACCGGATCAGCTTTTGACGCTTTGGCAGGAATGGGACAGGTTCCGCCCGCAGCTTGCGGACCTTTGCCCCTGGGCGCGCAAGAGAGAGTTTACGCCGCCACCCAAGGCGCGGCGCACGGGCGACGGGCAGAGCGTGATTGCGGCTTACAACGAGGCGGTGTCAATTGGCGAGGCTTTGGCGGCTGCTGGATACCGTCAGATCGGCACAAGGTGGCTGTCGCCCAACAGCACCAGCAAGATTCCGGGCGTGGTGGTGTTTGACGACGGGCGGGCCTATTCGCACCACGCCAGCGATCCTTTTGATCCAGCGCACACCTTTGACGCCTTCGACGTGTTCTGCACATATGAGCACCTTGGCAACC